TACAAACAAGGCGCTCCTAACCGTTTTGAGGGTGTTGTTGAGGCGGGTGTCTATGCTGACTTGACTGGCACGCCCGTCAGCGGTGGTGGCGGCGCGGGTACTTTGCAGTCTGTTTTGACAGCGGGTAACACCTCAACACTAAACGGCATTTTTGGTGGCAATGGCACAACAACTGGCATTGTCATTGGCACAAACACTTATGGCGGTGTGCCGTTTGCAGGCATTGGCTCTTATGCCGCACGCTTGTATTTAGCCAACACGGCTGCTTTGGCAACCACTTATGCTGTTGACTTTAATGGCGCAAACTTCCAGCCTGCTGTGGATTCTGGCGCAGCGACTGCGCTGACCCTTGGTGGTGCTTCAAACAACTGGAACGGCTTTTATTTAAAGAACGCTTTTACTTGGAACAGTTATGCCATCCCAGCGCCAACAGGCGACACAACCAAGTTCCTACGCAATGACGGCACATGGGTGGCCGTATCTGGTACGGGTACAGTTACCAGCATCACCGCTGGCACTGGCCTAAACGGCGGCACAATCACAACGTCTGGCACAATCAGTTTAAACAACACTGCGGTAACGGCTGGCTCGTACACAAGCGCCAACATTACCGTGGACGCGCAAGGCCGTATCACTGCGGCGGCCAATGGCTCTGGTGGCGGCGCAACGCCTACTTTGGCGCAAGTTACAGCGGTTGGCAACATTACCTCGCTAAACGGCATCTTTGGCCAAACGTCAGCCGGCAACGGTATTGGCGTAGGCGGTGCAACGCCAGGTGGCCCAATGGGCTTGTCAACTTACGACGGCACAATGTTCTTGACCAACAATGGCACTGCGGGCACACCCCGCGCCGTTGACTTCAACGCTGCTAATTTCCAACCTAGCGCAGACGCAGGCGCAGCCAATGCCTTGGTTTTGGGCGGCGCAGCACGTCGTTGGAACGGTTTCTATCTAAGCAACAATTTTGTCTGGAACGGTTACAGCATCGCCCAACCAACTGGCGATACAACCAAGTTCTTGCGCAACGACGGTACTTGGGCAACTGTATCTGGCTCTGGCACGGTTACTAGCGTCAGCGGTACAGGCACTGTTTCTGGCCTTACTTTGTCAGGCACGGTTACATCTTCTGGCAGTTTGACCCTTGGCGGCGCGTTGTCGCTTACAAGTGGCAACGTCACAACCGCGCTAGGTTACACGCCACTTAGCCCCGCTGGGTCAGTAACAATTGCGGGTTCAACATTCCAATCGTCTGGCAGCTTGGTTGCTTTGGGCAACACTAGCGGTGCTTACGGCGTGTTTGTTAACGGCAGCACAGCGTTTGCGCCTAGCGCTGACAACATTATGACTTGCGGATCGTCTGGCTTCCGCTGGACTACCGTTTACGCCACAACTGGCACAATCAACACGTCTGACGCAAACCAGAAAGAACAGATTGCTGACCTGACCGCCGCCGAATTGGCTGTGGCCAGACGCATCAAAGGCTTGTTCAAGACGTTCAAGTTCAAAGACGCCGTGGCAGCCAAGGGCGACGGCGCCCGAATCCACGTTGGCGTGGTAGCACAAGACGTGCAGGCGGCCTTTGCGGCTGAAGGTTTGGATGCTAACCGCTATGGCATCTTCTGCTCAGACGAAGTAGACGGCGTAACAGTTCTTGGTGTACGCTACGAAGAATTGTTGGCCTTTGTGATTGCCGCCCTATGATCAACCACCATTTCAGCGCAGGCGTCTACGCCAAAGAAACGCTGATTCCGGCGGGGCATGTGCTTGTCCAGCATAAGCACAAGTTCAGCCATTTGTCGATTTTGGCCAGTGGCTCAATTGAGTTGATGGTTGATGGTGAGCGCAAAATTATTCACGCGCCAGCTTGTTTGACTATTGAAGCTGATAAGCATCATGGCGTAAAATCACTCACAGACGTTGTGTGGTACTGCATTCATGCAACAGAATGCACTGATTTAAATGAAGTTGACGAAGTTTTAATTGTGCCAGGCGATCAAGCGCAAGCGCAAAAACTGGCCCAGTGCCTACAGGAGAACTAATATGCCATGGATGGCCCTAGCAATTGGCGGTAGCGCCCTACTCGGTGCAAGCGCATCTAAAAGTGCCGCTAAAACACAAGCCGCCGCAACAGATCGTGCAGGCGAACTTCAAAAACAAACTGTTGATCAACAAATTGCGTTGCAACGCGAGATGTTTAACAAACAGATGGAACTTCAGCAGCCATACCAACAAGCAGGAGTTAACGCGCTTAACAAACTTCAAGGCATGGCCGATTACACCATGTTTGGCCCAGAGCAATTTACAAAAGACCCAGGCTACGGTTTTCGTTTAGCCGAAGGTCAAAAGGCGCTTGACCGTCAAGCAGCTGCCCGTGGTGGTTTGATCAGTGGTGGCGCTTTAAAAGCCGCGCAACGTTATGGTCAAGACATGGGTTCACAAGAATACTCAAATGCGTTTAATCGTTATCAACTTGAACGCGCGGCTAAACTTGGGCCTTATCAATCTCTTGCTGGTGTGGGTCAAACTGCCGCAAATACAATGGGCGCAAATGCAGGACAATTTGGGTCTAACGTTGGCAATACATTAGGAGCGTATGGCACTAACGTAGGCAATTTAATGACCAGTGGTGGCGCAGCCCGCGCATCTGGCTACGTTGGTGGCGCTAACGCTTTAACAAGCGGTTTAGGTCAATATATGAACTACACACAAAGCAAAGACCTAATGAACCGTTTGTTGCCACAATCAACTAGCCCAAGCAACGCGCAGTTGGCTGAAATGTATAATTTTAACGTGGGGTAAACCATGGCCATTGATCCAAATATTGCTCTTGGTGTCCGCAGCGTTGAGTTCCAAAACCCTTTGGCTCAATACGGCCAGATTGCCGCAATCCAAAACGCTCAAAACCAAAACGCATTGGCGCAGTTCCAGCTTGGCAGCGCCCGTCGTCAAGAAGAATCTCAAAACGCTTTGTCTGATGCTTATCAAAAATCGTTTAACCCTCAGACTGGTCAGTTTGACCCAAAGTTATTGATCAGCAATGTTGCAAGGTCTAAAGCTGCTTATTTGTTGCCAGATATTCAAGGCAAACTGCTTGAGTCAGAAACCAAGCAGGCCACATTGGCCGAGACTCAACAAAAAACCAAAGCTGGTGAATTTAAGTTAGCCCAAGACAAACTTAATTATGGATTGAAATCTTTGGGTGATTCACCAACACCCCAAGAAGCAATTAAAAAACTTAATGAAGGCGTTACAAAAGGTTATTTTGATTTTTCTACCGCAGCCTCAGAAGCACAGAAACTTCAAAGCATGACGCCTGAACAATATAAAGAATACCGAATTGAAAAAGTTTTGGGTCTTGTGGACGCTAAAGACAAACTTGGTTTTATGTTGCCAAAAACACGCGATCGTGACATTGGTGGTCAAATTCAAACTATCCAAGACAATCCAAGATTGCCAGGCTACGGTATGCCAATTGCTGGCGGTGCTGTGTCTAAAACCCAAACCTTTGCTGATCTTACTGCCGCAAGACAGGCAACAACCTCTGCTGGCCAACTTAATTTGGCACAACAAAAGTTTGCATGGGAACAAGCCAACCCTGGCTTTGAACTTAAAGAAGCTGAAGACGGCTCAATTGTGGGTGTTAACAAGCGCACCCTGCAAGCCTTTCCTGTTACGGTGGGTGGCGCTGCACCAGCTGCCGCACCAATGGCTGGCGCTGGTATGCCAGGCGCTCGCGCCCCTGCGCCTGCCGTCCAAGCTATCCCTGGCATGACAAGCGTGTTGGATCAACAGGCGCCAGCGGCAGCCCCTGCGGCTGGTGTGCCATTGATGGGCAAAGGCACGGCCATGACTGAAACCCAAAGCAATGCAGCCATGTTTGGCGGTGCAATGGCGCAAGCGCAAAACACCATCAAGGAATTAGAAAAGTCAGGTACTGTTAAGAATGCAGTTGTGCCAGGCATATTGACTGGCCTTGCGCAAATGATTCCTTTTGGTGTTGGAGAAAATATTGGAAATGTTATTCAATCAACATTTAATGCAGACCCAACTGGTTTAATTGGCCCGAACGCAGCGCAACAAAAATTAGGACAAGCCCAATTGGCTTTTGCTACTGCTTATTTGCGCAAAACTTCAGGCGCGGCTTTTGGCGCATCTGAAATATCCAACACAATTAAAGAGTTTTTTCCTTTAGTTGGCGAAGGAGAAAAAGTAATTGCACAAAAAGCCGCTGCCAGAGAACGTGCTATTGAAGGCATGAAAATTTCTACTGGCAAAGAAGGCAGAAAATACATTGAAGGTTATGGCGGTGGTAGCGCTCCCGCAGGCGGTGGCGGTATACCCAACGCAACGGCAACCAATCCATTAGGGTTGGTAATACCTGGAGTCAGATAATGGCTACACTTGCCGAGTTCCGCGCACAGTATCCACAATATGATGCCGTGCCAGACCTTACTCTGGCCGACTCATTGCATGAAAAATTCTATTCAAAGATTCCAAAAATAGAGTTTTACAAAACCATTGGTTTGGGCACAGCTGCGGCAATCCCTGGCGCTGAAGGCGTGATAACCGGCAAGGCCGCGCCAACAGTGCCGTTGCGTGACCGCATTATGGGCGTAATTGAAACGCCATTGGCGCTTGGCGCTACCTTGGCCGGCAGTGCTATTTCACCTTTTGTCGGAATTGCAGGCACTTTGGCTAGTGGCAAATACGGCACACAAGAAGGCATTCGCGCAGGCGAAGAAGCCATGAAGGCCGTGCAGTACCAACCGCGCACACAGACGGCCAGAGAGGCTTTGGGTGCTATGGGCGAGTTTTTGCAACCCGTTACTAGCGCTTTGCCACCAACGCTTGGCGCGACTGGCTCAACTATTAACGCTTTGGCGCCTGCTGTTGCAACGCAAGCCAATGTTCTTGCCCGTCCTATTGCAAGACAAGTAACAGTGCCAGTGCAAAATGCGTTGGCCAACGTGATGACACGCGAACAACAGCCTGCCATGGTGGGCATGGGCGCTGCCACCACTGATGAAGCCTTAAGGCGCCAAGAGCGCTTAAGCCGTCTTAACATTCCTGCAACAGCTGGTGAGCGCACCAAGAACTTGGCACAACAGCAGTTTGAGTCAGAAGTTGGCCGAGGTGTAGTGACTGGCATTACTGAAGAAGCCAAAACAAAATTGGCTGAACAAATGTCTGGTTTTAAAGCAAACCAACAAAAAGCTATTGTTCAAAACTTTGAGCGCATGACCAACGAAGTGGGCGCCGAAGTGGCTGATCCAACTCAAATGCGTGCGGTTGGCAAAATTGTTGACAAAGCGCTTAATGATGAGTACACCAAAAAATATGACATATACAAATCGTTGTATGCGCAAGCAGACAACGCTGGTGAGACTTTGCAACAAGTTCCATATCAAAGTTTGCTTGACTATATCAACACTAAAACGCCAACAGCTCGCAAAACACTAGATCCAATTTTAGATTCTGTCGCTGAATCATTGGCAATGAATGATCCTGGCAAAACTGGCACTATTACGGTTCGGGCATTAGAAGATATTTACCAACAAATTGGTAAAGTTAAAGGTTCTGCAAGCGCACCAGAAATGAAAAACATCATTACCCAGATGGGTGAGGGTGCTGGCGGTGAGTTGTACCAAAAAGCAAGGGCAGCCAGAGCGCAATTGGCCAAAGAGTTTGAAGATGTCAGACGTGTGGACAAGTTGCTTGGCACAAAGGCCGGCTACGCTGACCGCCAAGTGGCGCTTGATGACGTGTTTAAGTATGTGGTGCTTGACGGTTCACTAGAAGAAATGCGCACAGTCACAAAGTTGCTTAAAAAAGGCGGCAAAGAGGGTGAACAGGCTTATGCAGAATTAAAAGGCCAAACTATTCAGCACATGAAAGATATGTTGATCAAAAGCGATCAACCGTCTTTTAGAAACCTTAACACTCTTGTCAATCAACTTGATGCCGAAGACAAACTGGTTTACATGTTTGGCAAAAAGGGGCGCGATGAGATTATGGACTTGCGCGATGCTGTTAAAGATGTATTGGTCAAAGAGCCTGGCGCCGTAAATTACAGCAACACTTCTGGCGCCGTTTTGCGTGGCCTTGAGGCTTTGCAATCATTAAGGTTCCCAGGCGCTAAACCAGCTGCTGAAGCTGTTCGCACCATGGAAGTTAAAAGCAAAGTTCAAGAAGCGCTTAAACAGCCAAACGCCATGGCGCCTGCCAACAAAAACGCATTGGCAAACGAACCTTTCCGCATGGAAATTCGTGGAACGGGTAAAAAGTAATGGACTACCAAGTGTTGTTTAACATCTCTGTGGCCGTGGCAGGCTTCTTTGGTGGCTGGACGCTTAACCGCATCTATCAGGCCATTGACAGGCTTGATGGTGACGTGCGGGCGATGCCAGTTAACTATGTGGCGCGTGAAGATTACCGCGCTGACATGCGTGAGATTAAAGACATGCTTGGCAAGATATTTGACAAGCTAGACGGTAAAGTAGACAAATGAGAGACTGGGCCGAAGCGTTTATCGTTGCGGCTTTTCTTGTTGTCTTTGTTGTGTGGGGAACATTTACCCTTGTTTGGCTTTGGGGATGAAATGGAACTTGAGTATTACACCAAGATTATTGGCGCAGTAACTGCCTCAACTGCCATGATTGGCGGTGGTTATACGCTTGCTGATAAGTTTGGTGTGTTCCATAAAGACATTCTTAAATGGGCGCCAGAACACTTTCAAATATCTGATGCGCCTGCAAACGGCGAATTCAAGGTTGTAGTGGCTCGTCAAAAAATTAGAGATAACTGCGAAGTTACGTCATTCAAGCTAGAAGTGCGGGATTCTGAGTTGGTTGTACACCCAGCCAAGCCTAGCATTGCCACGTTTTCTGGGCCAGCCAGCGATACAGTGGATAAGTTTGGGTATAAGTTTAAGTTAGACACAACTTCACAAGTGACACCTGGCGTTGCTACATTGATGGCTCACATCAAATACAAGTGTCCCGAGGGTGAAGTCATTGTGAATTACCCAGCGCACAAAAACCTGATGTTTATGATAAAGGAATCCAATGCTTGATATTCTTTCTGGGGGCTTGTTAGGCTCCATCTTTGGCGGCATCTTCCGAATGGCCCCTGAAGTTTTAAAGTTCTTTGACAAAAAAAATGAGCGCTTGCATGAACTTAATATGTTTGCCCGTCAGTGCGACTTAGAGCAAATGCGTGGTCAAATGAAGTTAGCTGAAATCGGCGCACAGAGAGAAGCTGCTATGGACGTTGGGGTTATGGATGCCTTTAACAACGCCATTACCCAGCAGGCCGAGATGGTCAAAGCCGCAGGCGGCTGGGTAGCTAGTCTGTCAGCTTCTGTTCGTCCCGTAGTCACATACTGGGTGCTGTTTGTCTGGTCATTTATTCACGTTTGGTTTGCTTATAACGCATGGCTAAACGGTGCGCCAGCCGCAGAAGTGTTTAGAACCATGATGACGCCTGACTTTTCTGCTTTGTTATCTGGAACTATTAACTATTGGTTCCTCGACAGAACACTCAAGCAGCGCGGTATATGAAACTTGAACTGGCCGCCGCGCTGTGCCGTCAGTTTGAGGGCTATCGGGCCAAGCCGTACTTGTGTCCAGCCAATGTAGCCACGATTGGGTATGGCTCTACCTATTACGCTGACGGGCGCAAGGTGACGCTGGAAGACGCGCCTATGTCTGAGCCAGACGCTCGGGCGCTACTGATGTATGAGTTGCAGCACACTTACTTGCCTGGCGCTTTGCGGCATTGTCCTAGCCTTATTACTGATGAGCGCAAGTGCAACGCTATTGTTGACTTCTGCTATAACTTGGGCATTGGGCGTTTGCAAACATCCACGCTTAAGCGCAAGATTAACGCAGGCGACTGGGAAGGTGCAAAGGAACAACTGATGCTCTGGACTAGAGGTGGCGGCAAGGTTTTGCCGGGCCTTGTACGCCGCCGTGAAGCCGAAAAGGCTTTACTCCTTAGTTAACGCCCTATAAGCCTCAATGGCGGTCTTCAGATCGCATTGCAGCATCTGGATGCGGTCATCTTGCTGGCACAGCAAGACGTAGGCTTCTTGCGCAAACTTAACCAAGTTGGCTTGGCTCCATGTTGTAAAGTCTGGTGAGTTAGTCATTGGATTCCTTTTTAGACGGCGCGTCTAGTTCAAGGCGGTAATACTTGGCCGGCATCTTGGCGTTCTTGTCCAGTTGCTTGCGCAGCCATTCAGCGCCGCCAAGTTCTTGCAAGATCATCCAGTGTCTGTCTGACATTCGGACTTGTCGGCCTAGTAGGGGTTCAGGTGGTTTGGGGCGCGGCATTTAACGCACTCTCCTAAGTGGTACATCCACAAGGCGCTCACGTTCTGGCGGTGGGGGTGGCAAATGTTCAGACGGTGGTGTCCAGCCATGCTTTCGCCAAAGGGCTTGCACGTCAGCGCCAGACTCCCATTTAAATTCTACAAAGCCATTTTTGCCCATCTTGGTTGGAGTTGATGGGTAACTAATTTTTGAATACGGTGGTTTTTCTAACATGTTGTCTCCTTAAAAGGGGATTTGATCCCATTCCCAGTGTTCGCACTGAACCGTGCCGGTAATCCACTCTAGTGGTGGCTTTGCTCCATACTGCTTACAAATGCCTGTCTCGAAGTTGTTGCACTGTCGGCAATTTACTTGTATCAAATTTATTTATTTGACCTGGCTGTCCAGATGCCTCTTGACTGCGTTTAATTCTATTAAATTCATATTCTTTCACCTCTGTGTATTTTCCATTTTTGCGGGTTGCAATTCTGACTGGTTCTTCAATGTCATAAAACTCAAGCCACTCAAGCGCCTCTTGCGTGCCTGATGGCATAGACTTTCTTTCCCTGCGCATCCACCAGTTCTCGGCCTTCTGCCTGGCATAACCAACATGGCTAAAACAGACCCACTCACTGGCCACGCGAAGCAGGCCGCTGTAGTAGTCAACCCTTAGTGAGTCTGGCTTGCCCTCTTTGCGGTGCAATGCGTAGTCGGTGCGGCTAATGTCGTGCCAAACCAGTTCGGCCATGGCCGTCTGGCTTGACAACAACGCAGCATAAGAAACTTTGGCATCCATGGGCTTGGCTTCTTCTTCCCTGATCGTGGCGCCACAATGGATACACACTAGCGCAGCTGGTGCGTTGCGTTCACCGCAGTCTAGGCAGATGCTGTAGGGCGCCTCTTGGGGGCCTGACCTTTTCTTAGCCCTGCCTTGGATCGTGTCCACCGGCCCCAAGCGCTCAACTGTGTCGGTAAAGTCAAGCACCAGGCAGTTATCTTTGCCGTCTGCAATGCGTGTGCCTCGGCCCATGCCCTGCACATAAAGCACCGGCGACTTGGTGGGCCTGCACCAAATAATGCAGTCTACGTCTGGCACGTCAAAGCCAACTGAGAGCGCCAGCACGGTAACCAAGCAATGAATCTGATGGCTCTTGAACTGGCGAATCAGGTCTTCGCGCTCTTGCTTGGGTGTCTCACCGCACACAACGGCGCTGACAATGCCAAGCGCGTTCAGCTTGTCAGACAGGCTTTCAGCGTTATTTACACTCGGTGTAAAGGCAATCCATTTCTTGCGCTCTGAGGCGATTCTGGTGGCTTCTATGGCCACTTTGGCAAGGTACTTTTCAACTTCGCGGGAAAGTTCGCCCACCTTGTAGTCGCCGTTGGAGATGCCAACGTGGCTGGCATCAATGCGAGTCTCAATGCGCTCGGTAGGTGGAACCAGTGGGGCAATGAACTTGGCATCAAGCAACTCACGCATGGACACACGGCTTGCAATGCCGGTGAACAATGGATCGTCGCCATCGGTCAGCCAGACTTGATTGCCCCTAAAAGGCGTGGCCGTCATGCCAACGGTTCTGAACTCGCACATCTGGCCAAGGTTTGACAGAAAGTTGCGGTACATGCCTGCATCATTTGCCTTCTGGCTCACTAGGTGAGCCTCATCAATCACCACGGCCTTGATGTTGCCAAGCAAGTGCGCTGCCTTGTGGATGCTGCCAATGGTGGCCACAATCACGTCGGCGTTGTACTTCTTAGTTCCCAGGCTTGCGCTGACATAGCCCACGCTGATCGTGTGGGGCAGCAGCGCCCTAAGTTTGGCCGCATTCTGCTCGGCCAGTTCTTTTGAGGGAACCAGCACCACAGTGCGCGGGTGAAACTCTGGCCACTGATCCCACATCTGGCGCACAATCTCAGCGCAGATCACCGACTTGCCGGCGGCGGTAGGCAGCACCAACAAGGGGATGTCGGCATCCCCCTGGTGCTTTGTCCACCAGCCAAACAAGTCGCTGACAGCGCGTGATTGGTACTCACGCAGGATCACGTTCACGCTCCTCAAGCATGGCATCTGCCAATTTGTAAGCATCCCGAGCCAACTGGTAGACGTTGGGGTGGCTGCCATCAAGTAGGCCAATGATTGCCTGCGCGGCAAAATAGTCTCTCAAAGTAATGTTGTCAATTGGTGGGGTGTTCATACAAACCTTGCGTTATGTTGTTTGCGCAAATCCAAGGCAAATTCGTCCACCAAAGCGGTCTTGTCTGCGCAGGCATGGATTTCAGCGCTGCTGATGTAATTAGGGTTCTTGTCTGGATCACCATTGACAAACTGCACACCAGTTGGCATTTCGTAGATCAAGCCATTGTCTTTGGTCACATCCACAGGACTGGCTGTCTTGGCCAGCAGTATGGGGATGTACTGGTGCTTGCTGCAAGCCTTGCGCTGCTGGTCTGTGGTCAAGTCAGTGCCAAGTGAGGCGCATGACCACCGGCCTTGGCCGTCCATCTCTGGTGTGACATGCACGCATGACCGGCATGTGGGCGCCGGTACGTCTGTGCCGTGGCAGATAGCCTGGTAATCACAGAACTTGCACTCAAACCATGTTGGGTCTGTTGACACGCCAACGGGTGGCTCAACGCTGGTGATCACCGCCATGGCCTTGTCAATCAGTGCCTGCGCTTCTTTGGCATCAAACTCTAAGCGCTCGGTGTAAATGTCGTCGTTGTCTTTGTTGACCACAAAGTACAGCGCACGCTTGCAACCGTCTTCCCCAAACTGGTCAATTGACCACTTCATGTATATTTGCATCTGCGCGTAGTGTTCGGGCTTGGACTTCTTTACGCCATTTTTTTGCATATCTTTGAACATCTTGTCAGATGCGGTCTTGATCTCCAACAAATGCGGGGACTTGGGCGCCTGCGGCAAACCCGTAATGATGCCGTCAGCATTGCCTTGGAAGTGGTGGCCAGTTGTGCTTTCGCTAAATGACCACTGCTTGCCCGTTGCTGGGTTAAGTTGGTAGACCGTGCAGCCAATGCTAGACAAGTCAGCATAGACCCTTGGCTCTTGTAGATGGCCAGACTGAAACACTCGGTACAGGCGGCCAGAAAACTGCGCAGGCTTAGACCATCTGAATGAGTACCAGTGCTGGCGCAAACAGGGCTTACCAATGGCAGAGGCGCCAAGGTAAGGGCGCTGGGCTTCCGCGCCAAACTTTGCCTTGTAGTAGGCAAAGATGGCATCGGCCACAGGATCAATAACTGATTGTGGAAGCAAGGCCATTACTTGCGTGCCCAAGCTGGTGCTTTGGACTTGGCGGCCTCTTGCTCGGCTGTTGGCCATGCAGGGGTTTCAGCAGCAGGCGGTGGTGTGTACGCTGGTGCAGCTGGTGCGCTAACACCACCACCGGCGGCCTCATAGCCCTTGATGTTGTTGCTTGCCTTGTAGATGCCCTGTGCCTCGCGCACGGTCACGTTGATGCGCACTGGCTTGAAGTGCAGGGCGGCAGTGTCAAGCAACTTGATCACGTTCACCGCATGGCAAAGCGCAGACAACTGGCTCTGTGCAATGCGTTGTGTGTCTTCGTTGCTGTGGCGAATGTTGAGGTTCTCCCACACACGGCGGCCTTTGAACTGGCCATCGATGATCTCAAATGTCAGCTTCAAGCCTTCGCCATTGCCAGACTTTAAGGGCTGCACATCAGACTCTGTGATGTGTGCCAGATAAGTGCCGGCAGGCAATGGGCCTGTAGATGCTTGGGGGGCGACGGTAGATGCGTCAAAGTTAAACTGAGCCATGATAAATTTCCTAAAAAGTTAAGTTACGAACTGGGTGATCAAGACTGCGCTACGGTGAGCGCTGCTTGGAATGCCGTCCAGTCAAGCGGCATATTCTGAAGGCCAAAGCGGTTACCACCGCAGTGAGCCGGATGGGGTTCAACGTGCAAGATGCGCTCGCCAGTGGTGGTGGCCTTGGTTTCTTTCTTAGAAAACCCTGCGTCGGTCTTGCTTGTAAAGATGCGGTAGCCTGCGTAGCCAATCACGTCAGCCCACTCTTGTACAAGACCAGCGGCCTTGTCGTGCAATTTGAGGACATGGCTGTCATAGCCCTCGGTCAGAGGGTCTTCTATGCGCTTGATCTTGTCGTGGGCAATCAAGATGATGCCCATGCCCTTGGCAGAGCGCAAGACCTCAAGGCCAGACAACAGGTTGCGCCATTCTTCGGCGGCGGCAACGTAGCCCTTACCAAAGCCTGGTTGCTCAATGTTCTTCCAGTTGTTCTGCTTGCACACATACTCTTGGATCATTGGCTCCAACCAATCAAGCGAGTCAATGAACAGGGTCTGAAAGTCATGGTCTTGGTTGATCAGCGTGTCAATAGCCGCATAGACTTCGGGCAGACTGGCGGCCAGCGGGAAGGCGTTTGCGTCCACCGCATCAGCGCCGTCTTCGGTCAGGATGCCAATGGCGTTAGGCGCCATGGCTGCAAAGGTTGTTTTGCCAATTTTGCCTTGGCCCACCACCACAATCTTGGGTGAGCGCACACGTTTGGTTTTGGAAATGGAGGATAGATCAAAGGCCATGTTAGTCTTTCAGTTCAATGGATGGTTTTGCGGGTTTGCTTGTGATGAACACGGCAGCCTTGTTGTAGCCAGCGGGGTCAATGTCTGCGAGGGTGCGAAGGTAAGCCAGGTTAACTTCAGCCTTCCAGCGAAATGCGTTCTTGGTGTTAGTCGGCAAATCTTCGTAGTCGGCGGCCAACTGGTCAGTGTTAACCGTGCGGTTTACCTTCCAAGTAATGGTAAATTCTTCGTCGTTGTGCGTGCCTTCGTTGCTTTCGGGCTTGGCAAATTGGTCTGTGATCAGACCCTCAATGCGCAGGCGCTCAACCTTGGCTTCGTTCTCGGCTTGCTTGGCCATGCGCAGTTGTGCTGCCAGTTCAGAGATCGTCATTTTTTAAGTCCTCAAGTGCTGTGGTTGTGATGTGGTCTACAAGGTACTGCAAGAGCAAGTGGCCAATGTCAACGTCAGTGCCTTTGACGTAGGCGTTAACCAATTCCAGATTCTCAGACGTGCCAGGCTCGCTAGGTAAGCCATAACTGTCACGGCCAACATTTTCACTGGGCGTGTATTCCAAAAAACAAACCAGATCGACGCCTTCAACTTCGCAGGCGTACTCGGTTAGCCCTTGGGGGCAGGCGGGTGTGGGTTTCATGCTGACCACCATGCAACCAGTAAGGCGGCCAAGCTGATGCCAATGGCAAGGGCTGTGAGAAGGTCAAGCCCTGCTTCTGCGCGGGCGGTGAGCCTGGCGCTTTTGACTTCGGGGTAGTAGAAATGTTTGCTGTGTTTCATGTTGTGCTTTCGGGGGCCGTGGCCCCGTGGGTTGGATTAGGCTGCGGCTTTCTCAGCAAACAAGCGCTTGGCTTCTGTGCCTTGGTAGGCGTATTCGTCAGAGCCATAAGCTGGATCGATTTCTTCCCAAAATGTTGGTGATAAAAATTGACCAGACTTAAGCGCAGTTTCAACACGAATAGACAAACGCACTGCTTTGGCAGATGCTTCTTGGCGAAGATCGGGAAAATAAGAATCGCCAGACTCTGGGCAAACAACTTCTTGTGTGCCGTTGAAAGTAGCTGTGTGACGAAAGCGGCGGCCTGCTTCGTTCTCAATCACAACGTAATACTGCTCGGCAATAAAGGGATGACCGTCGCATGAGTAACCGGCGTTGTAAAGATCAGTTGCGACGTGGGCTGTGTAAGATGCGTTCATTTGTGTTTCCTTTGGCCTTTCGGCGTGATGGACAGAGAACCAATTTCCCTGCCACGCTTTGAATTCTAGCGAGTTGCTAGATGTTGTCAAGCCCCTTGCTAGAAATATTTTCATAGGTGTTTTCCCTATTGCCAAAAGAGTCTATCAATGTGCTAGAGTCAATGCCCTATGAACACACAAATACCACCAGACGAGCGCCGACAACTGGCAGAAAAAGTTGGCATCAATGAACAGTATCTTTACCAGTGCCTGA